AGGAAATGTTACAGGGAATACTTCAGGTACATCAGGCTCTACAACTGGAAACGCAGCAACAGCAACAGCTTTAGCAACTGCAAGAAATATTGGTGGTGTATCTTTCGATGGCACAGGCAATATAGATTTAGCTGGAGTTAATAGTGCTGGAAACCAAAACACCTCTGGGACTGCTGCTGGATTATCAGCAACTTTAGCTGTTGGAAGTGGTGGCACAGGAGCTACAAGTTTTACTTCCAATGGAGTTCTTGTTGGAAATGGAACGTCTGCTGTCAGTGCTGTAGATTTATCTACCAAAGGAAAGATTTTAATAGGCGATGGTAGTGGTAATCCATCAGCTTTAACAGTAGGAACTAACGATCATGTCTTAACCGCAGACAGTGGAGAGGGAACAGGCACCAAATGGGCTGCTATACCAGCGCCTACTACCATGACTATAGCTGATGAATCATCAGACACTACCTGTTTCCCTCTCTTTGTAACTGCAGCTACAGGCGATCTTGCTCCTAAAAGTGGTACCAATTTAACTTTTAATTCATCATCTGGACTTCTAACAGCTACTGCATTCTCTGGTGCTTTAACAGGAAACGTAACTGGAAACGCAAGTGGATCGTCAGGAAGTTGTACTGGAAATGCTGCCACTGCAACAGCACTAGCTACTGGTAGAAACATAGGTGGTGTGAGTTTTGATGGTACTGGCAATATAGACTTGCCTGGTGTGAATAGTTCTGGTAATCAAAATACCTCTGGGAATGCTGCCGGTTTATCTTCAACACTTGCAGTTGGAAGTGGAGGAACGGGTGCAACATCCCTTACTGCTAATGGAGTTATTATTGGTAATGGAACATCTGCTCTTACAGCAGTTGATCTATCTACCAAAGGAAAGATTTTAATTGGTGATGGTAGTGGTAATCCACAAGCTTTAGCAGTAGGTACAAATAATTATTTATTAACAGCAGATTCATCAGAAGCAACTGGTGTTAAATGGGCAGCAGCAGCAGGTGGTGGTGGTGGACTTGAAGTATTAAGTGCAGTTAATGAATATAACGCATCTGCTAATACCACATCATATTCATACACAGGATTTGATTCTGATTATGATAACTATTATGTAATTATTCATGGTATATCTCAACAAGGTGATGGTGATTTACAATTAAGATTTTTAGATGATGGTTCTGCAATTACAGTATCAGATTACAGACAATCGACTTTAGGTATAACATACAACTTGTCAGAAAAAAGAATTACCACAGAAGCAGCAGATAAATTTACTCTTGTTGAGCAACAAAAAGGGGGAGATAAAGACCCAATGAATGGGTGGATGTATTTTAATAATCCTGCTGGTGGTAGATGGGATTCAGATTCTAATGATTCTAAAGGACAAATATCACCATCAGTTGTTTATCAACTTGGTGGAGAGGGCAGTAATGGCTCATCAAGAATAGCAATAGGGCATGGATATATTAATGATACACAAGCAAACACTTGTAATGGATTTCAATTATTATTTGCAGGTGGAACAGGTGCATCAAAAATTAATATGACAATTTATGGAGTTAAGAGGTCGTAATGGTAGCAATAGTAGATAACAAAGGAACAATTACAACTAGAGAAGAAGATGCTAAAACCTTATCTGATATACAAGCAACTAAACAATGGTATATAGATAATGCTTATATTTTAGGAAGAACAGGAGATACTGGTAGTAATTTTTATGACTCAATAGCAAATCAATTAGATATGTTATTTAAAGATATTGATGCTGGGAAACTAGGAGATAGTGCTAAAACAGGCTCTTGGTACACACATATTAAATCAGTTAAAGATAACAACCCTAAGAGTTAGGAGAAACACATGGGATTAGAAACAGGAACATATATATCAGACTTAAATAGCTCAAACCCAGTAGCTGGTGATCCAGTTAATGAGGGAGATGACCATTTAAGATTGATAAAAACAACAGTAAAAGCAAGTTTCCCTAGTGTTAGTGGAGCAGTTTCTTCTACGCACACAGAATTAAACTTACTTGATGGTGTTACAGCTAACACAACAGAATTAAATTATGTAGATGTTACAACTTTAGGTACAGCACAAGCATCTAAAGCGGTAACTACAGATGCGAACATAGATATTACAGGTGTAAGAAATTTAACTTGCACAGGAACTATAACTATAGGCTCTAACACAGCAACAACTTTACAAGCTGTATATCCAGTAGGATCAATTTATATTAACGCAGCAGTTACAACCAATCCTGCTACATTATTAGGTTTTGGAACTTGGGCAGCTTTTGGAACTGGCAAAGTAATTGTAGGTTATGATGCAAGTGATAGTGATTTTGATGCACTCCAAGAAACTGGTGGTGCAAAAACTGTAACCTTAACCACAAGTCAAATACCAGCACATACACATAATTCAACCTGGCTAACAGGTGGCTCAGGTGTGTCAGGTGTAAACACGGCAGGTAACTATGATGCAGCTACAAGTTCAACCAGTTCTACTGGTGGTGGTTCAGCACATAGTAACGTTCAACCCTATATCGTTGCATATATGTGGAGAAGAACTGCGTAATGGCAACATTTCAAATGTTAAACCCAAAGGGAATGATAAAGGATACTAATAACACAGTATTGCCTAACGAGTATTTCTCTCACACAGAAAACGCTAGATTCGAGGATGGAGCGGCCAAGAAGGTTTTAGGGCAAGATCAGGTTTTTGGAACTCCTACAGTAGCCCCTTATTTTTCTTTGAATTGGTCTACAGGCGCTAATAACTATTGGTTCTATGCTGGTTCAGCCAAGATTTATAGATACGATGGCTCTAGTCATGGTGATTTTACAAGAGCATCAGGTGGAGATTATGCTACCAACCTAACCGCAACGGGTAACTGGGTGGGATCAATATTTAATGGATTAGCAATACTTTGCAATGGAGTAGATGACCCTCAATGTTTAGCAACTACAGGGGCTAGTGCATTTACTGATTTAACAAACTGGCCTGCAAGTACAACTTGTAAAGTTATTAGACCATATAAAAACTTTCTTGTAGCGTTGAACTTAACAGAATCATCAACAAATTACCCAAACAAAGTGAGATGGGGAGCATCAGCAGAAAATCTTGCTCTACCAGCTTCATGGACAGCGTCAACAACCAATGACGCAGGTTCTGTGACTTTAGGAGATGCTGGGGATTTTATAATAGATGGCTTTCCGTTAAAGCAATCTTTTATAATTTATAAAGAAAACACCACATATTTAATGAATTTTATTGGCGGAAACTTAGTTTTTAGCTTTCAAAAACTGTTTGATGACTCTGGAGTTTTATCCAGAAACTGTGTCGCAGAGTATAACGGAAATCATTTTGTGGTTACCTCTGGCGACATTATTATCCACAATGGAGTAAAAAAGGAGTCTATAGCTACAAATATAATAAAAAGAACCTTCTTTAATGAAATAGATAGCACAAATTATGCAAATACCTTTGTAACGAATAATAAGCAAAAAAACGAAATATGGGTGTCTTACCCAACAGTCGGTTCTACTTATTGTAATAAAGCATTGATATGGAACTATAAGACAAACGCTTTTAGTTTTAGAGATTTACCTGATATTTTACACATAGCAATGGGAATAGTTAATCCTGGAGCATCAGCAGTAGTATGGTCAGGACAATCACAAAGTTGGATAGCATATAATACAACTGAAAACTGGGGGATGAGGGAATTTAACCCAACAGAAACTAGCATATTAATGTCTAGCACAGGAGATACTAAACTTTATAGGGCAGACAACGGGTTTGATTTTGCAGGCGCTAATTTTACAATGATTTTAGAAAGAAAAGGATTAACTTTAGACGGCAACACCAATACTGTAAAACGAGTAAGAAAAATTACACCAAGATTTTCTAGCACAGGTTCTGCTGAAGTATTTGTAGGAAGTTCTATGACCCCTGATGGCACATATACTTACAAAACACAGCAAACCATAAACCCTGATACACAGAATAAAGTAGACGCTAGAGCAACAGGTAAATACATAGCAATTAAGTTTCAAAACACAACGGCAACAACTTTTGAGTTAAACGGCTATGACGTAGAATATGAAGTAGCAGGAGAGAGATAAATGGCAGATTATTATGGAGTAGATTCACTAGGCAATATTATAGATGAAAGTTTGTATGACGATATACCTGTAGAAGGATTCACAGACCCATCGAAGCGTTTTGTTGACATGACTGATGATGAAAAAATAGAATATGTTGCTCCTTTGTTAAAACAACATCAAATGTACAACAATGCTTACTATTCTCCCTATAGAGACAATAGAAGATCAACCATCAACACAGTAGATGATGGCAATCAGTTTTATTATAACAACTATTTAAGGGGTTCTTATATACCTGAAGGGTATCAACAAGGAGTATTCCCAGATGGATACCCAATACCTCCAGGTGTTAGTAATCAAGTAAGATATTCTGGAGCAGACAACCCAAGACAAATAGACCAATATTTTAGAAATGCAGCAGGTTTAGACCAACCTGGAATAACACCTAATATGACTTTAAATGCTCCACCAGAAGCACACATGGATATGAGAAGAATAATG